CGCGGAGGCAGACACGCAGGACGGCGGGAAGATCACGCCGTACACGCAAGAGCCGCCGAGCGCATCGAGAAGCGCGTTCCTTGCGCAGATCAAGGATGACATCTACCGCAACTTCGGCGCGTTTGACGCACAGACTGTGCAAGCCGGAAGCAAGACCGCGACGGAGATCAACGCCGCGTATCAAGCCCTCGACCAAAACGCGGATGATTTTGAGTATCAACTGACCGTGTGCATCCGTCAGCTTTTGGCGCTCGTCGGCGTTCCTGATGACGTTTTCCCGACGTACAAGCGAAACCGCATCAGCAACCAGCTTGAACAGGTTCAAATGCTCATGCTCGAAGCACCATATCTCGACAGACAGACGATCCTTGAGAATCTGCCGAATATCTACATCGACAAAGTGCCGGAAATCATGGCGCGGCTGGACGAGGAAACGGAAGGGCGGTTTGTGCGTGGCGATGAAGAAAATGCTGGTGATGACGAGTGACAGATCAGGCGGTTCGGTGGACTGACAAGCAAATCGAAGAGCTAGAGCGGCGCATCCGCGACGTGTACACCGACGCGGCGGCTGATATTCAGCGCAAACTCGACAAGTTCATCGCAAAGTTTCGCAGGGACGACAAAAAGTACCGTGCGCAGCTCGAAGCGGGAGAGATCACGCAAGAGACGTACCGCGATTGGCTGGCGGGGCAAGTATTCCAAGGCAAGCGCTGGCGGCAGATGCTTTCCAACATGACGGAGACACTGACGCATAGCAACGAGCTTGCTATGCAGATCATCAACGACACGACCCCGGAAGCGTTTGCCTATAATGCCAACTGGTCGAGCTACACGCTTGAGAAGGGCGCACGGATAAACATGGGCTTTGAGCTATACGACGCATCAACCGTCAAGCAGCTTATCCGCGACCAGCCCGACCTTCTGCCGCCGTCAAAGGTGGATATACCGGTAGACAAGCGATGGAATCATACGCAGATCACGCAGCAGATCACGCAGGGCATCATTCAAGGCGAACCGCTTGAGAAGGTCGTGAAGCGATTGCAGCGCGTGACGACGGCGAACGAGGTCAGCGCAAGGCGACACGCGAGAACCGCGATGACCTACGCACAGAATGCGGGACGAATCGAAAGCTATCATCAGGCGGCAAAGCTGGGTATCAAGCTGCAAAAGGAGTGGCGGGCGACGCTGGACAACCACACGCGCCATTCTCACGCTATGCTTGACGGGCAGCGCGTAGACGTAGACAAGCCGTTTCAAAGCGAGCTGGGCGAGATCATGTGTCCGGGCGACCCCAACGCAAGACCCGCGAATGTATACAACTGCCGGTGTGCGCTCGTGTCGTACAATCCCAAGTATCCGCCGCGAAATGAGACGCGGCTCGACAACATTACCCGCGAAACGATACCGTTCAGAACCTACGCGGAGTGGGCAGGATGGAAGGAGGCGCACAATGGCGGGAAACCTGATCGACAACAGCGCGGCGTTTCTGGCAGGGCTAGAACGCGCAAAGGCGCGGGCGCTTGAAACCATCGGTCAGAAAGCTGAAACATACGCAAAAGACAAGTGCCCCGTCGGAACGGTTGAAAGCACGGGAAAGAAAGGGTACATCGGCGGAACACTTAAAAACAGCATCACTCACAGGGTTGATGATGACGTGGTGAGCGTGGGAAGCAACGTCGAGTATGCACCGTATGTTGAGCTGGGCACGGGTTCGCACTTCGAGGCACCACCTGAATGGGAACAGTTCACGACGACGCGGGGAAGCGGAATCGGTAAATCGTTTATGCGACCACATCACTATCTGAAACCCGCGATTGAAGATCACCGAGAAGAATACAAGGAAATCATGCGAGACGAGCTGTCAGGAGGTTAAAAATGGGGCTTATCAAGTGGTTTAGGCGCGAGAAAATCCGCCGTGGAGCGCGAAAAGAGATCAAACATGCGCGAGAAACCGCGTCCGGCACAAGGCAAGGTCAACGCGCACTGGCGCGGAAGATCGAGAAAATCAGGGCAAAGGCAAACAAGGAAATTGACAAACACCGCTGAGAACAGCGGTTTTTCTTTTGGCAAAAACGGCAAAGTACCGCCGTTTGCATATAAAGCGAAGGGCGAAGAACAGCCCCCGAAGTAAAGGAGCGTAAACATGGCATTCACGAGAAAATTTCTCAAGGCGCTTGGTCTGACCGAAGAACAGGTTGACAGCGTGGTTGAGGCGCACACGGAAACCGTTGACGGGCTGAAAAGCCAGATGGCGGGCTACAAAGCCGACGCTGAGAAGCTGGAAGGCGTTCAGAGGGAGTTGGACGATCTGAAAGCCAACGGCGGCGGAGAGGACTACAAAAGCAAGTATGACAGCGAGCACGCGGCTTTTGAAAAGTACAAGAACGACCAGAACGCCAAAGAATCGGCGGCACTGGCCGAGCGACTGTACCGGGAGCAGCTTAACGCGCTGGGCATCACTGGAAAGCGAGCTGACAGCATCGTTCGTCTGACTGATCTTTCCGCAGTGAAGGTCAAAGACGGAAAACTGGAAGACGCTGACGGCGTGAAGAAGGGCATCCAGACCGACTATGCGGACTTCATTCCGAAGAAACGAACGGACGGTGCTGACCCTGCCGACCCGCCTCACAGCGGCGGCAAGATGAGCCGCGAAGAAATCTACAAGAAAGACGATAAAGGCCGCTATCTGCTTTCTACGGCAGAACGCCAAAAGGCACTTGCTGAAAGCATGGCGGCTGAATCCGAATGACCGAAAGGAGCTAGAATATGGCTGCTAAAACTGGACTGACGACCGCCGCGCAGTTTACCACCGAAGCGCGAGAGGTCGATTTTGTTACCCGTTTCTCTGACAACTGGGATGCGCTGAGAAAGATCATGGGCATCATGCGCCCGATTCGCAAGACCCCCGGCACGAAGCTGATTTCCTACAAAGCGACGGTTGACGGCACTCTTGCGGGCGGTACGAGCGTGGGTGAGGGCGAAGAAATCCCGTTCACCCAGCTCAAGGTTGCGCCCACGACCTACGGCGATATCGAGGTTGCCAAGTACGCCAAGAGCGTCAGCATTGAGAGCGTCGCCAAGTACGGCGCGGAAGTCGCCGTCGAAAAGACCGACGAGGCGTTCATCAACGCC